TCTTGGTCTCGTGCTCCCAGCGGCTGGCCGTGCCTTTGGGCAGGTCGCCCCGGGCCTCGGCGGCGTGAAAATATCTTCGCTGCGACTCGCTCTTAAAGGGCATGGCAACAACTATACGCCCGTTGGCTTTCGCGGAATCTTAAATGACCTGCGATTCCGATTCTGTTCCGATAAAGTTGCCCAACGGCAATTTTCCTTGAAATAGCCAAGATTGTTGTCAATCCGATCAATGGAGGTTCCCTCGGGACGTTCGCCCATATCGGCAAGGAAGTTTCTAAAGTCCCGCCAACGATCGCAGACGGTTATCCCCCGGCCTCCATACTTGTGAAACCCGACGTTTCTTGGATTTGTAGTTCGACTTACCATCGACAACCACGTTTTATATGTATAAGAAAACTGATGATGAGGCGAGTGCCCATGTTTTGTCGATGCCTCTCTAGCACGAGCGATCTGCAAACATCCGCAGGAGCGGGTTCCGTAGCCGAGATTGGCTTGCTTGACGGTCTTTTCTTTGCCGCATTCGCAGATGCAGTTCCAATAGCCCTGAAAACCGTGACCCCGCTGCTGGGACACGATGGTGAGCCTTCCGAATTTTGCGCCGGGGAAGTAATCTGAATTGACAGGGGTCATAGTCGTCTCCACTGACGAGTAGGCTTGTCCGGAGCTTCCAACTCCTGACCCCTTAATTATCTCAAATTCCGGCTAATCTATTTGGAATCTTGCGGCGCTTTTCCCAACCTTCTAAAAGGGAAAGATGTCTATTTCCTGAGTACAGCAGCGCACCCATGGCAGTGGAAGAGTGGTCCACCTCGAAGGTGAGCCGCGCTGACTCGGCCGCCGGAGCTTGTCCCAAGATGGAAATTTGAGCCGCTGCGTATTCTTCAGCGGTCATCAGGACATTCTTGGGGGCTTTGACCGAGCAGGGGCGAAGAGGGTGCATCTGCTCGCAGGCGATCCAGCCGAGGATGGCGGCGAAGAAAATATCGTCGTGGCCGACATTGATTTCCCATCTCCAAGCCTCTTGCTTGGCCGCCATCATCTGTTGAACGAGAGCTTTATCTTTTACGACGACATCCTTCCTGTACAGGGCCATCCTGAAAAGCGAGAACATCATGTTGCGCGACCGCATCGTCGTTTCAAAACCGTAAACCGTTCCCGGTTTCAGCTCCGCGCGATCATCTCTACCACGCCAGCGGTACTGGTTGGGGTAGAACCACTTGTCTCTGAGCTCGCGCATGATCACGTAGCCTAAGCCGTTGATCTCCACGTTGAGGCAGGCATCGTTGTAGAACCTGCCCAGCAGGGAAGCCATTTCGGAAAGCGTTTCGGGGCTGACGCGGGCGGCGTAGCGCGCGGCCTGGGCACCGGTCTCGGCGTTCCAGACCACGATGGCAGCAAAGTCGCCGGGGTTCTTGGTCTCCAAGTTGCCTCTAGCAGTATCGACGCCGGCGAAGTAGTGCGTGTGGGGTTGAGGCATTTCCCAAACCTGGATCAGGTCAGGGTCGGGGCGGGAGACAAACTTCATTTCCGGCTTTTTGGTGACCGGATTCAGTTCCACCATGCCCCAGTGGCGGGGTTCCATCTGGGTAGACTGAGCGTAGCGCATCTCGTCTTCGGAGAATGCGGGGTTGCCGGTAGCTACGAAAGCTTCCTCTGCAGTGCTAGGGAAACTCCGAGCGCCAGACATCGATTCTGCCTTCGCACTTGGTGGCCAAAGTGAGCCGGTGCCAAGCGATGCGCTCTTTGCCAATGGTTATTTTTTTGCCGTCCACGCCGCGGATCTCGTTCATCAGCCACTTTTCGTAGTCGGTGGCGGGAGCATCTTTGGCCGTCTCCGGGTCGGCGACGTAGGCTTCGTCCTCGTACCAGGGCAGGAAGATAGGCAGAAACTCGTTTTCGCCCGCCACCGCCGCGTTCCAGTATTCGTAGTAACTTTCTCCGGGGCCTTCCATGCCGTTGGCCGTGGTTTCAATCATGCATACGCAGTCGGGGTCGGCGGAGCTCAGGGTATTCAAGATTGACCGGTAAGCGCCTTCGTAGGGGTAGAAAGCAGCTTCAGTCATGTGAACTGCGGATAGCGTCAGGCCGCGGGTGCCCCAGATGGTGGCGGCGGTGTAGTGTCTCAGGTTGGAGTCGGGGCCCTGCTGGTGGGGGATGATGAGTTCATTATTCATCACCAGGACGCCGGGATTGATGGTCTGCAGATCCTTGGCAAACCCCGCCGCCTGATCAAAAAGTTCCTTAGACACTTCACGCGTCTGCGCGATGATAGCCGCATGACTGTCAGGCTTGGCGGCCACATGCGCCATCTGCAGGCCGCCGACAAGAGTGGAAATTCCCACCCGACGGGCTTTCAGGAAGATGGCAAAAGCTCTCCGGCCTTTGCCCATGTGTTCTTTCAGCATGACGATGACGCGCTGCTGTTGAGGTCTTAGCCGAAAAGAAATCCGCTCACCGGTGTCGCGGGAGCGAATCGTGAGCCGTTCCATGAAGCGCACGGTGCGGTCTAAGTCAAGAGGCATCGTTTCGCCGCCTTTTGAGGCATCCGCAGGACTTGGTAGCGCCGGAACGAAACCTGTATGCCGCCATCACGGTCTGATTTCCGCATATGCATTGGCAAAGCCAGTACCGCGCCCCCCTCGGACTGCGGTGCGAGCATCCAAGCACCGTCAATCGATTAAATACCATGCCGGTCAGGTCAGGGTAACGCGGACGCTTGTTCTTTCCTTGTTCCTTCGGTGTAGCCCAGCGCACGTTGCCCGGCTCGTAATTCCCGTTGGGGTCGATGCGATCGATCCATGTGCCCGGAGGACGTTCTCCCATATAAGCCAGAAAGACGCGGAAGTCCATCCACGGCGGATAAAAGGTAATTCCCCGACCGCCGTAGCGATGGTATTCGGGATTGTTGGGATTGGTGCATCTCTGCCGAGCGGAATCCCACGACCGGTAAGTGGGACTGGAATGTCCATCCGGCGCATGGCCGTGTTTTACTTTTCTGGGGGTCATAGTCGCTCCTATGCGGCGATTAGGCTTGCCCCGGAGCTCAGAACTCCGTGACCCCTTAAGTATAACCCTATCTACTTGATCAACTCGGCGAGGCCGTGCTGGCGCTTATTGTGCTCTTGGACACAGGGGATGGAGCAGATCACGCCGGAGTGGTAGAGTCCGCTGGCGGCATCGCGCCAGGACTTGATCTGCACCCCGTGGCGGCCTTCGGGGATGACGGCGCCGCAGATGATGCACTTGTCTTCTTCGGGCTTGACGCGCTCCTGAAGAACTTTGCCGGCCAGGTCATGAATGCGGCGGATCTGGCTATGCTCATCGATGGCGCGAGCCAGTTCCAGAGTGTCGTAGCGCTGCCGGATAGCCTGGTCGGACCAGTGCAGGAAGGCGTCTAAGGACAGCACGCCGGCGGGCAGAGGCTGGAAAGCGGGCTTGAGGGCAGGCTTGGGAGGCCACTTCTTTTTAGGCTTGCCATTGGCGGGCAGAGACGGGGAGGACATAGCAGGAACTCCTATGGATTCAGCAAGGACCCATCATACGTGATGCGTTTCTTTACCGCCGGGCGGGTTTGAGGAAGGCGCAGGGCGCGGCGTACTTCCTGCTGGTAGCGGCGGGCGCCGGTGACCTGCACGGCTTTGACTTTCAAAACCTCGGCGCAGCGGCGGCACCAGAAGACGTAGTAGGGGAAGTCTTCCGTAGCCTCGCGGGCGCAGGCCATGGTATCACGGTCGGAGCCGGGGTGCTGCGGGTTCTTACATGCCGGGCGGATCAGCACAGACTCTCCTCGTCCAATGATCTATGGGGCGCTTTTTGCCTTTGTTCCAAGGAACGCGCGCAGAATAAAGCCCCCGCGGCGACTTCGACGACTTCACCCGGGGAGCGTCAGGATAATACAGCCACGGCTCGAGCCGGGGCATCGACCCCACAATCCAGCGATCCAAGCGAACCTGCTCGCCCATGCGCTCGAGCATCGACCGCACTGCCTCTTGCACCTTATCCCGGTTCAGGTCGGGAATGGGATACCAGGGGTTCCAGCGCAACTGATTGGCGTCGGGGCAACGTTCTCTCACCCACGCAAAAAATGCTTTAGGGTTCAGATTCAGCCGGTAGCGTTCAGGAACGGTCGCGTACTGGTTCCAGAACATGCGCCAGCAGGGTCCGCAAAGGTTGTGCCCGCCCAGGGAAATGAAAGCGTAGCGGCAATGAAAGCAAACCCGCGCATCGACATGAGACTGCAATGCCCGGCGATGCTCCCGCTTGCGCGCTATGTGGGGCTTCATGTCCAGAGGAATGTCGGTATAGCTCCATCCCCGTGAACTCACCCGCTTCTTCTGAAACGGAATGCGGTGCGGGATGCCCTTCTGACGCTCGCTGGACGGGCGGGCGAACAAACGCTGCTCGTCTCCGCCCCACATGGCCTTCACCGCCGCTGCCTCCCAAAACGAGCGATCACGCCTCGGCCCTGGCATACCGGGCAGGCGCCGCCGCCTTCGAGCATGCCTTGACCCTGGCAGCGTCCGCAGGGGTTGAGCACCGGAGCAGGGCGCTTTTCCGGCGCAGGGCGCTTCTTCTCTTGAGGCGGCGCTTTAGGAAAGTCGACTACGGCGGCGTTGCCCTGGTCGATCAACCGGGCTACGCGGGCGGCTTCGGCCATCTCGCGTTCGTATTCCGCAATCTCGGGGGCGGGCGGCGCTCCGGCGTCCTGGCTCAGGGTAACCTGGGGAGTTGCGGGGGCTTCCGGCGGCGGGCTAACTGGTTCCGCTGGTGCCGGAGTCCCCTTTTTTCCTTCTGCCGAAGCAGGTGGAGCAACGCCGTTGAACTTGTAGACTTTCAAATCCGAAGGCGTAACCAGAGTGAGCTTGCGCGCCCCTTCG